GCAACTTTGGAGTCTCGGAAAGATTGTTCTCAACATGGTAGCCACGATCCGCAGCGAACTTGGTCACATAGTTCTTGAGACCTCGGTAGATCGTTGCCTTGCCTATGTTGTAGAGTTTGATGTCTCCATTCCACCGCGACTTGCGGAAACGGGACATGTACTTGTGATTAGGAACCTTGAAGGAGAAGCAATCGCTCAACTCCTTTGCGGTTCCGCGTTCACATCTCACTCGGATGAATACTGAATCTACATCTTCAAGAACCAATGTATCCATACAGATATCTATGGTTCTATTTCCTCCCCATTGAACCTAATCTTGAACTCCCCTTCGTTCAAAACCTTTCCTTCATATAAGAGGACTTCCACTCCTGCACCCTCAAGGATGTTTATCCCGATGTTGCACTTGGGTTTCCATCTTGGTGGCATGATGTCCCAAATGGTCTTATGACCAACCACTCGCTTGATGCCAGACATGACTATGGCTCTTGCACAGTCGGGGCAAGCAATGAATGGGCAGTACAGATGGGTATTGAGAGTGGTAAGACCCTTGCTTGCACATCGATAGATCACAGCCCTTTCGGCATGTTCGATGTAATCGTACTTGTCCTGATATGCTGGCTGCTTGATGGATGGATAACGGTTGACATCGGCGGCAATGATTCCTGATGATGGGAACACGATCAATGCCCCATTCTGCGTATTGGAATCCTCACTCCGAGCCTGAGCATGAATGTATGCCTGTCGGAGATATACTCTATGAATGCCATCCGTTACGATCTTCATGATCCGCTCATGAACTTCTTCCATTCTATAGCCGACTTGATATCCCATCCACGCCGCCCAAGCCCCTGTAGAACGGACTCAAGGTACTTGACCTTCTCGCGCTGATAGTGTATTCGTGCCTCTAGACGCAGTAGATCCTTGTCGGACTCAAGGTACACATCGATATCCGTGCGTAGGATCTTGAGACCGAATGGTTGCCACCCCTTCTCGTCAAGGGTCTCTTGGTCGAGTTTGCCGAGATAGTATTCCCACTTCAGCCTACGCATCTCTTTCTGCTCAATGAGATACTTGTGCAGGACAAGCGATTCGTCGTGCAGCAGGTTGAGATACTTGCCGTGTAGTTGTGGAGTCTTCAGTGATTCAAGGTCGAGGTTGAGATCATCGATCTCCATGTCCTTCTCGACCAACTTCTTGATTGATTCGATATCCATGACAAGAATATAGCACAGATTTCAATCAAGTCAAGTAGCCTTGACCATTGAGAATGTTTCGTATGCGAATGTGGCGTTTATCGTGATGGGACTGCTATCTGTAAGCGTTGTGCTTAGATCAAATCCATCAATGGATATTGGAAACAACTTGTGGAATATGAAGTTTACATTCGGTCTTTTTGCGCTGTTGAGGCAATGAACTGTTGCATCGGAATAATACTCTGCATCATTCTTTAGGATGTCTCTGAAATCCTCAAACGGAATAATCTGGTGCATCCACTTATAGATTTCATTCCAGTTGGAGAACTCCTCATCTACAATGAATGTTATCTTGAAGTTATCCGCTTGAATGGACGATCCTGGAACATAAAGAGGAACAAACTTGTTTGGAATGGCTATGTCACCAATTGTTATTGATGGTATGTTCACCGATGTACACCAGAATGTCATGTTTGGAATTCTGCTGAAGGTCAACTTGAAGTGAGTATCCAACATCGGATTCGTCGTATCTGGTTGACGACGATTCTGATTGTAACTCATACCTTGGCTAACAACCGATGGAAATGTATATTCGCTTTCTGTAGGCATGCAAATATGTATCCCTAAAAAGAAAGTCGGGGGGATTTCTCCCCCCGACCTTTAGATCATTTACCGATCAACTATCAGAATGCCTGAACTGCCTGAGTTCCGTGGAGATTATCTACGCGGAAGATTCGGTAATACTGATTGGCGCGATAGTTGCTTGCAATCTGAACATCTGTCGTGTTTACGAAGGGGTTGACTGCCATTCCGTAACGGGTCTTGAAGCCGATCTTGGGCTGGAAGGTGTTAGGATTGATTGCACGAACCATCTGTAGTGGGATGTAGGGGCAGTAGAAGAGACCAGCATCATATGGAGAGGTTCCCTTGTATCCAACGCAGACAAAGTCGCGTGCAGCAGAGAACAATCCTGATCCTGCATATGGATCGATGTAGACCTTGATCTTGCCATTGAGAACACCGACAAAGGTGTTGCCAGTGTCATCTACATCAAGGTTGACATTGAGTGCTGGGCTGATGTTGAGGAAACCACCCATCGCGAGTGCCGATGCAACATCGGACGAAACGATGATGAAGTTACCCTTGCCACGACGAGTATCCTTGGCAATCACATTGGCTTCACGCTCAATCTGGAACATGAGACCACGGAACTTTTCTGCCGACCAACGACCGTCTGAGTCGCGGACGAGATCGTAGACTCCACCTGGAGAAAGAAGACCCGCCGAGGCGCTCTGTGCATTTGTGGCAAAGTCGTATGAAACGCCTGATCTGTAGTAAAGATCGCTGTGCTGTGCGCCGAGTTTGGCTGTGGTGTAGATCGAACGAACGACCTCGCGGTTGATTTCAGCAAGGATTTCCGTGCTGAGAATATTGGCGAGTTCGGTTTCAGCATCAAGACCGTGAATAGCCTTGAGATCCTGAGCGAGTTCGATGGTGTACTCTGCCTTGAGAGCGCGAGTCCTTGCAGTAACCGATGCACGATCAATGGTGAATGCCATTGTGTTGAAGTCGCCATAGGTTCCACCTTCACCGAGCCATTCACCAAGTTGTCTGGACATTCCTCCGTTTGGAGTCCAACCGAGGGTTGTACCGATACCAGTTCCGTTTGTAGCAGTGATACCAAAGAGAGGATCTCCAACGAGAGTTGATTCCCTAGTTGCATCACCAGGACCAGAAGTACCTGAGAATCTGGTGAATGCTTCGCGGAAGAGGGCTTCGTTGCCGCTGCGGTCATTGTAGGTTGACTTCATTGCAAAGATCAAGCCTGTTGGCGAGGTCATTGGCTGAACCGATGCGACATCATATGCCATTAGGTTTGGCATTGCACGGCGAACGAGTGCGATGAGAATTGGATCGTAGCCTGCAAGACCACTTGAGGCGTTGTATCCAAGACCATTGGCACCACCTGCGTTGTTTACTGCATCTTCGCGAAGTGCCTGTTCCTGGTTCTCCAAGAGAATGGAGGTGACTGCGCGACGGTAATTATCCTTGACTGGAACGAGGCTGTCATGCTCCATGACTGGCTGCCACTTCCGCTCAAGTTCTTCTACTAGTGAAAAAGTTCCCATTTCTATCTCCTTTGAATAAACAGATTCTTATCTGTTCTTAAGACCTTTGCGGGAGAGTACGGAAGCGTACTGCTCCATGATTGGATTGTGTGATGTTTGTTCCTGCTCTTGAAGATTCTCTTCAGTTTCGCCGCTGTCAAGGACGATCTCCTCGACAAGATCCATTGAAGCCGATGCTGGCTTCCTTACACGACGAGCATTTCCAAAGTATGATTCCTTGAGAACTGCGAGTTTCTCCTCGAATAGTTCCTCTGAATCAAACTCAATGCCTTCTGCAAGAGTGCGTAGTTTCTCAACCTGAGTATCGGCTAGACCATCGCAGTACGACTCAAAGATGTCATCGCAGCGAAGGGCAAGGATTTCCTTGCGGAGAGCAAGGTTCTCGTTGACTTGCTCGTTGACTTCGTCGCGGAGTTGATCGTTCTCATCGGAGAGATCGTCAATTAGATCAACCTTCTCCTCGGGAACCTGCACATAGTTCTCCTCAAAGACATCGCGGATGCCCTGTAGGAAGTTCTCTGCGATCTCGGTCTTGATGCCTGTCTCGACAGCAAGACGGTTCTCCTTCATCCATTCCTCGGCAATGTACGAGATGTAGTCATTGACGCGGCTGGAGAGTTCATCAAGAATCTTCTCGGTGTTCTCTTCAATTGTCTTCTCATAGGCTTCCTCAAGACGGGCAACGATTGCATCGTAACGCTCATTGATTGCAGCCTCAAAGACAGCGACTGCCTTCGTCTTGAAGTCTTCGGAGAGTTCCTCTCCTTCGAACATGGCAGTCATATGCTCCTTCACTGTGAAGTCGCTCTTATCGGGAATCTTTGCCTTGCCAATGAAAGGCATCTTTGAGGAGATGGTGGCGCGGTTCTTTCCTTCAAGACCATCAGTGGTTTGCCACTTCTTGATCTTGCCACCGCCAAAGTCAGTGTCGGTGTCGCTGGTTGCAACAACCTCATACTGCTCGGATACCTCGTCCTCATCTTCAT